AACGAAAAGGGTGCTTAAACATGGCATACGAATTCAGTAATTACTCGGTAAAGGTCACCCTGGTTGCAGGTGCCGACCTTTCCGCAAAGCAGTACACATTCGTCAAGTTGAATTCATCAGGAGAAGCAGTAGCAGCAGCAGCGGCAACTGATATTCCTATCGGAGTTCTACAGAACGCTCCAACTTCAGGACAGGAAGCAGAAGTGCTTATTGTCGGAGGTACAAAGATTGTTGCTGGTGCAGCAATCTCAGAAGGCGCACAAATTGGTACATCTTCAGCAGGTAAGGCAGTTGCTTTAGTTGCAGGAACAGATACAACCAAGTATGTCGTTGGAACACTAATTACCGAATCTGCGGCTGATGCAAATGTTGTCACCGCCGTAATCAACTGTGCGAATCCGCACCGTGCGGCTTAAGGGGGATAACTAAAAATGCCACAGCCAAATATCAATTCAGTCCACATTGATGCAATCCTTACCAACATTTCAGTTGGGTATTTGCAGAATCAGGACAACTTCATTGCAGACAAAGTATTCCCAGTAATTCCTGTGGATAAGAAGTCTGACAAGTATTTCCTTTACACCAAGAACGATTGGTTCCGCGATGAGGCTCAACGCCGTGCGCCTGGAACTGAATCTGCTGGTGGAGGATACAACCTATCAACAGCAACATACTCAGCAGATGTCTTTGCTTTCCACAAAGATGTTGATGATCAGACACTTGCTAACGCAGATGCTCCTTTGAACCCTCTCCGTGAGGCAACAGAGTTCGTCACACGCCGTCTAATGCTCCGCCGTGAACTTCAGTTTGTAACTGATTTCTTCACAACAGGTGTATGGGCTGACGATGTTACAGGTGTTGCAGGTACTCCATCATCAGGACAGACAAAGCAATGGAGTGATTACACTTCATCTGACCCAATCAATGATATTGAAGCGGGAAAGAGCGAGATTCTTGGAAACACAGGAATGGAAGCCAATACACTTGTACTTGGCTACGAAACATTCCGTCAGTTGAAGAATCACCCTGACTTGGTAGACCGTATCAAGTACACATCTTCACAAACGATCACAACCGATATGTTGGCAGCAATGTTCGACATCCCACGCGTTATGGTTGCAAAGGCTGTAAAGGCTACAAATGTTGAAGGCGCATCAGAGGCTTACGGCTTTGCTTACGGCAAGGGCGCACTCCTTACACATGTTGCTCCAAATCCAGGACTTCTTACACCATCAGCGGGTTACACATTCGCTTGGACAGGTGTTTCAGGTGGTCTCGGACAGACAATCGGTACTTCACAGTTCCGTATGGAGTCAATCAAGTCAGACCGCATTGAAGCGGAAATGGCATTTGATAACAAGGTAATCGGAGCAGACCTCGGTTACTTCTGGTCCACAATCGTTGCTTAATTAAGTTGAGTGAAGGGGAGGGTCTGAATAGGCTCTCCCCTTCTTTCTTAGAAAAGGAAAATAAATGCCTCAAGTAAATCGTATTTCTCGCGGTGAAGTAGCAGTAGGCGGAATCGTTGGTTCAACTGGCGATGTCACCTATGGACTAGATTTTGGAACAGCATCAGTAGACCCTGCTTCAATCGCAGCAACAACTCGCGGTTCAGTTACTTTCACCCTCACAGGTGCTAAGACAACTGACATCATTATCGTAAACCCACCATCAGACCTAAATGATGATTTGATCTACTGTGGAGCGGCTGTCTCAGCAGCAGACACAGTTTCAATTTATCTTTACAATCCAACAGCATCAGCGATCAATGACACAGCCCGTACATTCTCTTATGTATGGATTGACATGACTGCGTAATATGAAAGCCACAGTTCTAAAGGTAATGATTTGTAATGGGGAAACTCTAAAGCAGGGTGACATCGTTGATGTCTCATCATGGAAACATGTGAAAAATCTTGTCGGCAATCGTTACATCAGGCTAATTGAAGAAGCAGTTGAAAAACCAACGGCGAAGAAAGCAGTCGCCTCCAAGTAATCCAAAGGGGGGGGTGATTCAGTAAAATGAGTCACCCTCTTTTTCTCTAAAGGAGAATCATGGCAATATCACACGAACGCGTATCAGTAGGCACAACAGCCACACAAATTTCGTCTAACTATGCTGGAAAAGATGGGCAGACCGTTTCAGTTCAAAATCCAACAGGGGGCGCTACCGTTTATCTAGGCGGAGAAGGTGTAACTACCACTTCCTACGGTTATTCTCTAAACGCTGGAAGTGACTTCACAGTTGAAATGCAAGATGGCGAAAAACTATACGGAGTTGTTGCCTCAAGCACACAGACAGTTAATGTAATTCGTCAAGGCGCTTAATTATGGCTCTACCAGCATCTCTCTCAACCGTAACTGTGGCTGGTACTTATGTAGATTTACTGGGCAACCCAGTTCGAGGCTCGATCACTTTTGAACCTCAGACTATGTTGAAGGAAAAAACTCTCAATGTCCACATTATGCCAGTTCATATTGTCAAGACTTTGGATGCTACTGGCTCTTTTACTATTACCCTCCCAGTTACTAGCGATACAGATGTAATGCCCCAGCCTTTTATTTACGACATAGTTGAGAACTTTACCTCTGGTCGTACATTTCCAATCGCTTTACCTATCTCGGTTGCAGGTACCACTCAAAACCTTGCAGACCTGCTTACAGCGCTTTCTGAGGACGAGGCTACCTCTTATGTATCCGTGGACACTTATCAGGGTTTATTGACCCGCTACAACAATGCCACCAATAGGAGAGAAATTGTTGTCAATGCCTCAACATACGAAGGCAATGCTTTAGCCTATGCAACAGAGGCTTCAAATTCAGCAAACGCAGTTGCCAGTTTCACTACCAATCAGTTAATGATGATGGGGGTCTAACATGGCTGAACCGTATGTACCCATAGCCGAATACACCGCTTCAAACGCTCTTTTGGTTGAGTTGGAGGTGGCTACAGATGCCGCCGCAACTAACGCAACCGCTCTTTCAGCGGCTACAGCAAGCGCTCTTACATCAAGAAATACAGCAAATTCTTATCTGGCTGAAAAATTTGATTTGTTCTTTTTGGCAGGTGCCTGATGGCTCTTGGTCCAAATTTAACCACAGTTACTATTACAGGTAATTATGTAGACTTCGAAGGCACCCCAATTGAGGGTCAGATACGATTTAGTATTTCTGAGGTATTGCGTAACGGTACAGATGATCAGATGGTTGCCCCATCTAGCGTTGTAGTACCTTTGAGTTCAGGCTCCTTCTCGGTTTCTATTCCTGCAACCAATGACCCAGATGTAGTTCCGAATCCTTTTGTTTACACCGTTGAGGAGTCATTTCCCAATGGGCGCACCTACGAAATTAGCATCCCTTACACCACTTCAGGGTCACTAGATTTAGCAGACATTAGCCCAGACCCAGTATTGAGCGAAACTTTCGTAGCGGCGATAGACCTAACCACTTGGAATACTCTTGAGTCCAACATTATTGCTCTGGATGCCTTTATTGATCAAGCAGCAGATAAGTTCCCTGCATCTGGTCAGTATTGGTACATTGATTCTGCTTATTCAACATACACAGCACTAGATACAGCCTTTGCTACATACACCGCTCTTGCCGCCGCAACCCATAACATTTCGGGAGCAGACATCACATCATTCGTAACCTCGGCGCAGGGTTACGCTTCTTCAGCATCATCCAGCGCTACCACAGCCCAAAATAACTCGGCTGGTACTATTAGTCCATTATTACTCATCGGAGGATAACCGCATGGCAACTACTTACAAGGTTCTTGGGCAATCAAACCCATCAGCCACTACCGCCACAACGCTTTACACCTGCCCTGCTGCAACTCAGACGGTTATTTCAAGCATCACCATCTGTAATCAGGCTGGCACAAGTGGCACATATCGAATTGCAGTTCGCCCAAACGGAGCGACTTTAGCGACTGAACACTATATCGTTTACGATGCAACAATCCAACCAAATACGACTACGGCTTATACGCTAGGTATAACTATTGATGCCTCAGATGTAGTAACAGTCTACGCATCATCCGTAAGTTTTTCATTTAACGCTTTCGGAAGCGAGATCGCATAATGGCAATTACAACTAATGGCACACCTGAAGTAACAGCAACAAACGCAGTTACTCTGACCAATAAAACTCTTACTTCTCCAACAATTTCCGACCCAACGATTACTGGAACAACTACAAACATCAACACAACAAACCTCGTTGTAGAAGATAAGAACATTGTTATCAACGATGTAGTTAGCCCAAGCGATGTAAATGCAGATGGTGGCGGAATTTCCCTTAACGGAACAACCACTAAGACTCTTAACTGGGTAGATGCTACAGATGCGTGGACTTCTTCAGAGCATTTGAATCTTCTAACTGGCAAAACTTATGAGATTGCTGGAACAGCAGTATTGTCCGCAACACAGGTTCTTGGAAAAACAATCGGTGGAACTTCTGCTGGAGATATTGCTGACATCAGTACAGCGCAAACTTTTACAAATAAAACTCTTACAAGCCCAACAATGACTGCTCCTGTTCTTGGAACTCCAGCATCAGGAACTCTTACAAATACAACTGGATTGCCTATTACTGGCTTGGTTGCTTCAACTTCTGCCGCTTTGGGAGTTGGTACTGTTGAGTTGGGTCACGCTACAGATACAACAATTTCCAGAGTTTCAGCAGGTGTTATTGCAGTTGAAGGCGTAAATGTTGTCACAACTTCTTCAACAGATACTCTTACAAACAAGACTTTGACCAGTCCAATAACTAATACAGCGACAATAAATTACCCAGTTCTAAAATCTCCTGAAGAAACAATGAACATTGTTGCGGCAGCGGCAACTGGAACTATTAACTTTGAAACAACAACCTCAAGTATTTGGTATTACACAACAAACGCAACGGCAAACCACACACTTAATTTTCGCTTTAGTTCAAGCGTAACTCTAAACACCGCTTTAACAACTGGCGATGCGATTACAGTCGTGTGGCTAAATACAAATGGTGCGACTCCTTACTATCCCAATGTAATTCAGGTAGATGGTTCAACTGTTACTCCAAAGTTTCAGAATGGTACAGCCTTCTCTGCTGGTAACGCTTCATCTATTGATGCTTACTCTTTCACGATCATCAAGACAGCATCAGCGACATTTACAGTATTGGCTTCACAGACTAAGTTCGCATAAGGAGAAGTTGAGTTATGTCACCGATTCTTGGCGGTAGAGGCGCAGTTAATCCACGCGGTTTTGGGTGGATGGGTGCTGGTAAGCCAAACGCTCCTACTATTGGGGCTGCGACAAATGTTGGTACTGGTCGCGCCTACAACAATGGTTCTGCGACTGTCGCCTTTACTGCTGGCTCAGATAATGGCGCACCAGTAACTACTTTTACAGCCACTTCAAGTCCTGGAGGTTTCACAGGAACAAGCGCAACTTCTCCAATTACAGTAACAGGTTTACAATCTGCAACCTCATATACATTTACCGTAACTGCTACTAACTCAGTTGGAACATCTAATGCTTCATCTGCTTCATCGTCTATTACAGCGACAACAGTTCCTCAAGCACCTACTATTGGAACAGCAAGCACAGGCGCTAATGCTTCATCGTCTGTTTCCTTCACAGCGGGTGCAACAGGCGGAGCGGCAGTTTCTACATTTACCGCAACTTCATCCCCAAGTTCAATTACGGGAACAAATTCAGCAAGTCCAATTACAGTCTCAGGATTGTCTAACGGAACTGCTTATACATTTACTGTAACGGCTACAAACGCTAACGGAACATCAACGGCTTCGGCGGCATCAAATAGTGCAACCCCAGTTGCCCCACCACCATCTTTCCCACCTCCATTCCCACCTCCATTCCCACCTCCATTCCCACCTTCATTCTGCGTACCTAGCGGAAGTTGTTCTATTACTAATTGTGGACAGACATGTGGCGGCGGGTCATGCGTTCTCACCGATAACTGCGGTACTGTTTGCGGTTGTGACGACTAAGGAGCGATATGAAAATAAAAAACTTTTACATGAATTTAGACGGAGATAAAATTCTTTTCTACTCAATAGAAATAGATGATGCTGGACTTCCGTTAAATTCTAAAATAGGCAAAGATTATGCTCTATCTAATAATCCAGAGATATTAGATATAACGCACTTGAACTATACCCCTGCCAAACTTAGCGTTTGGAATGGATCAGAATTTATTGCCCCAGAAGGCGAAGAACACAGACTGCCTTGTGGAGATGTTTGCACAAACGGGTGTGTGTCTTTTGCGTTCCTTAAAGATAATGTCTATTATGGGATGAACGGCTATTGCGTAGGGGTCGGGGAGAATGATATGAGGATCGCCGCACTTTCAAGCAATCCGACCATCACCTATGAGGTAGCCGAACTTTAATAAATAGAGAGAGGGCATCATGGAAGAAAGTTTAACTCCTTGGCAAAGGTATAAACAAAATCTAGGAGATACTAGACCTTGGGATTTGCTAAACCCAAATACTCAATATGTAGGCGAAGAAATATATTCCAATAGATTAAGTATCTGTAAAGGTTGTCCTGAGTTTTTGTCTTTGACTACTCAATGCAAAAAATGTGGATGTATTATGAAATTCAAGGCAAAACTAGAACTAGCATCATGTCCAGTAGGAAACTGGTAGTTCGATGGCATCCCTCATACCTTCAGGTTACTTCGGTTCTTCAGTAGACAGCATAATCGTGCTGGAAGATTTTATTTCCCAAGAAGATGTAAAAACTGTCTATGATTTTTGCGTAACTATTCAAAACTATAAACAAATTCCTGGGGATCATTGGGATAATCGTGTTTTAAATACATTAGATATAGAAACTTTAAACAAAAATATTGCTGCTATTATTTTAAAGTATCAAAGAAAATTAAAAAACATTATTGAAAATAGGTTTGGGTTTGAACTAGATGACAGGACTCCATCAATAGTTATTTGGAGACCAGGAGACGGGCAGTCTCCACATGCTGATAAAGAAAATTTAGATGGAACACCAAACATGTATTCTGATAATGATGTTGCTTCTTTGTTTTATTGGAATGACAATTACGATGGTGGAGAAATTTATTTTCCTAATCAAGAACTTCAATTAAAAGTAAAGGCTGGTTCTGCTGTATTTTTTCCAGGAGATAAATTTTATTTGCATGGAGTTACAGAGGTTTTGTCAGGAAAAAGATTTACAAGCCCTTCTTTTTGGGCAGTCAAACACATAAACGGAGAAGGTTAAAAATGATAGAAAATACAGTAATAGAAAATCCCGCCCTTGGAGTTTATGTCTACAAAAATACTCTTAAAAAAGACATGGACTTAGTAGCCCGTTTAGAAAAGGTCATGGAGGAAAACTCTGGGGATTGGTTCAAGTGGAGCGAAGCGCAGGTAGGCGACTATCAGACCATGAAAGATTACAGAGATTGCGTTGATTTTAAGGTCCGTAAAAGCGACATAAATGTTCCACAAGTAGCCAGCACCGACTTGGCAAATATCTACAATGAGATAGACGAGCGTTTGCAAGAGTGCCTAAAGCATTATTGCGCTAAGTTCAACATCAGCATGGAGTATCAAGAGGCAGTAAATTTTGTTAGGTATGGTAAAGGTCAGCACTTTGCGGCTCACTCAGATCATGGATTTAGTTATGTCTGCACAGTTTCAACTGTGATGTATTTGAACGATAACTACTCTGGCGGCGGGTTGCATTTTCCCTTTTTAGATTACACATATACCCCAGAAGAAGGCGACATTGTTTTATTCCCATCAACATTTTTGTACATGCATGCCGCGCTTCCAGTTGAGGAGGGAATAAAATATGCGGCGGTAACAATGTTCGATTGGAATAGTAGATTCCACGGCGCTAATTCAACAATTAAAAATCAATAAAACCCATGTCAGAAAAAATTGAAACTATTGCAGAGGTTATGCAATCAAAAGGATACTGTGAGAAGTCGTCTTACAAGTGGATTTGCTATGTGCTGGCTTCAATGGTTGATGAGTCCTTATTCGATAATGTTGAAAAAATAGCAAAGGAGCAATAATGCCAAAAAAAGGATTAACCAAAAATGTAGTTATTATAGAAAACTTTATTTCTCCAACAGACTGCAAACTTGTATTGGACTCATTAGACGACAGTATTATTTGGGTTTCATATAGTCAAGAAGGAATACCAGATAAAGTATCTAAAAACATTCACGAAAAAGTAGGTGCATACAACATACTGAAAAATGCACTTGATAGATTGCAAAATGAGGTTGAACTACATTTTGGCAGACCCTTAGAAGAAGGATTCCCAGGAGTTAGAGTTTGGGGTGTCGGTGAGTATCAGCCATTACACGCCGATGGAGAGGACCCTGAAGGAAATCCAAATGAGGCATTTATAGTTGATTACGGGTCGGTCATATACTTAAACGATGACTACGAGGGTGGCGAAATCTATTTTCCAGACCAACAAATTGACTTCAAGCCAAAAGCGGGAACTGTAGTCTTTTTCCCCTCAAATAATATGTTTATCCATGGGGTTAAAGAGATCACAAAAGGTGAAAGATACACCTGCCCTCAATTTTGGGTTCCAACAAAATACAAGGTTTTTGAAAAACAAATTAGAGGAAACTTGTAATGTTTGCCTTTTTTAAGCGTTTTTTCGCTAAAGGCAAATCCCCTTGCTGGAGAAAGAATTGCAAGATACCTGACCATTTCTACTGTCCAAAATCAAGTTCAGGTACAATAAAACATTGAACTAAGGAGTCACAATGGCAGGTACAACAACCAAGGGTTTAAGATACCCAACCGCAGGTGATAATCCTGCCATCCATACCGACATTCTAAATCTTGCAACAGATGTAGATACGGAACTCAACGACTATGCCCTTCTTTCTGGGGCAACCTTTACTGGCAATATCCAAGTTCCAACTGAAGTTATATTCGAAGGTGCTACAGCAAACGGCTTTGAAACCACTCTTACAATCGTAGACCCAACGGCTGACCGTGTAGTTACTTTTGCCGATGTGACTGGAACGGTTATTACAACTGGAAACCTCACAGGTATCACGGCGCTGACTTCGCCGACAATTAGCAATGCAACATTTACTGGTCAGCAAACAGGGCTTGAGTTGGCTTTCTCCCAGAGCATCGTTTTTGAGGGTTCAACGGCAGATGCCTTCGAACTTACCCTTACAGCGGGTGATCCTACCGCTGATCGTGTTATCACCCTTCCAAATACAACCGATACTCTTGCTACAAATACTCAAATTACAACACTCCAAACCAACTTAAACCTAGTTGAGTCTGAAGCCAAGATGAATATTCTAATGCTTGGTGGCATGTAATGACTTTTACATATTCTGGAGACCCAACTACAAGCACCCGTAACAAGGTGCGTTTTCTTCTCAATGACACCACATCAACCGATGTTTTGTTTAGCGATGAGGAGTTGGATTATCTTATTACTGAGTGGGGAACAAATGTTTACGAAATCTGTCGCGCATCTTGCGAGGTTTTAGTTTCACGCTTTACCCGTTTAGCCGATAGCACTTCAAAGAGTGTTGGCGATATTTCCGTATCTGAGTCTTACTCAGCAAAGAGCAAGCAGTACCAAGACCTTGCTAATTCTTTCTTAGCCAGAAAATTGCGTAAGTCTCCACCTACTATATTTGCAAAGACAGATGCTCTTAAATCTACAGATGATAGAACAACTACAGATTTCAATACAGATTTTGTAGTTGGTCAGATGGACAACCCAAACCATTACTACGAATCACGCATCGTAGAGTAGGGGGATAGCAATGGCAGATGCTATCTACTCAAAAGTCGCAGAGTTTATGACCGATACCGTGGTATTCACGGCTCAAAGCGCAGTTGATAAATATAACAAGGCTACTTTCGGCGGAGCAGTTGTTACCGCTACTGGTCGTCTGATCTACGACACAACCCGCTCGCGCGATATTCAGGGAGTTGAAGTAGTTGATGTTGGTCGCTTCATTACCAATGGTCCAAGGACAACCATCACAGTCGGACACAGAATGGTTGTCGGCTCAGATACCTTTACGATAAACGCAGTAGACAATATCGCGGATGAAAATGGAGCGCATCACACCGTAATACGCTTTGGTAGATAACCATGGCGAATACCTTTACATTTGAAATTGAAGGCGCTCAAGAGTTGCGTAAGATGCTTGAGGTATCAGGCAAAGATGCAGGTCTAATTGTTGGTCAAGTAATCCTCGAAGAAGCCAACATGATTTTTGCTAAGGCGATGATC